GTTTGCTGCTGAAGAGAGAGAGCGGGAGAAGTGTTTTATGGAAAAGTTAGTGGATTATCCGCACGTTAAGCAGTTGGTGACGGTTTTGGGCGTTGTAACAGCAATGTTTGGAATGTATAAGATGTATCAGTGGTTGAAACCTGCTGAGAAAAGACAGGGTGAAGGATTTTTCGCACGCTCAGCAGAACAAAAGTGGTTGTATGATTCTTTTAATAACGTTCATCAACATTACATTGCTCAACAACCCATTTCACCGCAACAAGCAAAGAATTGGGCAGATGAAACTCAGGAAGTTTATGATATGTATAGAGATCTGAAAGCGCAGGGTCAAGATTTCGAGAAATTGGATGCCACCGATTATTGGAAATATAGATCTAGAAGATTGAAGCAGTTCGAGTCTGGTGGAGGACCTAGTGGTGATTCACGTACAATGAAAAAGGCTATGGCTCGTGTAGTCAGACGGGAGGATGAACTTGTTTTGACTGAGGAGCATGAAGGATTGAATGAAGATGGGAAGAGATATACCCACTGTCACGAATGTGTCAAATGTGGTGATATCTTTTCACATACCCATAAAATTCAACGTGCTAATCAGGATAAATATGTTCATCTTTGTCGTGCATGTGTTAAAAGATCTGAAGGTTGCGAAGATGATGCTGCATTGTCTTTGTTGCAAGATTCGATAGCTCCACGAAACTGTGTTGTTGTGAAGGCAGAAGGTCGTCGAATGTGTGGTTTAGGTTTGACAGGTAGAATCCTGTTGATGCCGTGGCACTTCTTTGCTGGTCTCAGTGGTGAGATCACATTAGAAGTGGTAAGGCATCAATTTGGTTCTACACTGCATTGTGTGCGTATTGGTCGAGAGGTAGTGCGAATGAGGAGTGCTGGGAAGGATGTTGATCTAGTGTTAGTTTCGCTTGGAGGCTCTATACCATGTTTCCCTGACATTGTCAAGCATATAGTGCGAGATAGTGACCTTGGAAAGATGGAAAGGGTTCCTGGCCAGATCACGCGTGTTAAGATTGATGGTACCCGAACTGTTATTAATAACAGTGAGCACGTGATGATAAACCAAATGCATGATGAGGTTGGATACTCAGTTCTTGATGGATCGATTTTAC